TTCTTTTATATCCTCTACTAACTCACTAAACTTTTCTTTTGCAGCACGTGTTAATGCGGGATTAAATATAGCTGTATGCAAAGCATATAGTTCATCTAGTTTTATATCATTGTCATATTTTTCATGTGCCTTTTGTATCGTAGTAAATAAAGAACTTATATCCCCAGAAAATATTGTAGGAGAAACAATACCTCTGTATTGTGTATAAAATTTTTTATTTAACATTAGTTTAATTGCCTGTTTTTCTATCATTATTTACCTTTCTTTTCTAATACTTTTGCATTGTGTAAACTTTTCATCTTATGCAGATTAGTTTGCAATATTTCATTTTCATTTTTTAATCTCTTAACTTCTGCATATAAAGCCATAACTTCTTGAGTTCTGTCTACTTTTTTAAGTTGTTTTTGTAAATATTTTTTTTGTTTTTCCAATCTATCTATTGTTTCTTCAAGATCATTTGGTCCTCTATCATAGTTTATTACCATAAAAAATCCTCCTTATTTATTTTGTAATTTAATCTGTGATTTTAAAAGAGCTATTTCTATATCTTTGTTTAACTCATTTCTTAGAATTTCATCAATAGTTTCTAATATAAGTTGATCATCTTTTGTCCAATCAGATTTATTCATATCTAGTATATCATATTTCCAACTATTCCAACTTTCCATAATTTCATTATGTATTTTATCACCCATAAAACATCTCCCTTATTTGTTCTGTATTGTAATACTTAAGATCGTCTTCTAGTGGTTTAACTATTACATTATCAAATCCAGAAGATCTTAAATCTTTTGCCATGTCATATGCTTTTGTTGTAGCATCTCTATCTAAACATATGTATAAATTTTTGTATGGTTTGAGGTGACTCTTCTGTACCTCTTTTAATTTTGTACCCATGATTGCAATACCAGTTAGTATATTAGATACTGCACAAGCTGATGGGCAATCCTCCACAATAACTGCATCATTACATTCACCACATTTAAAAGGTATATCTTTATTACCATACATGTACCACTTAGGGTAATCATCTTTGTTTAATGATCTACCTACTGCACCTACTATCTTGTCTGATATTTTATTCTTAACTAAGAACACAACTCTATTTTGTTTTACATCATATTTAAAATCTGCTCTACCCCATGACCAAGACTCCCAACAATTATTATTGTGTAGCCATCTCATAGCTTTTTCATTTGAGTATATTGATTGAAAGCTATCTGGTATTTTAAATTCACTGTGTATCTGTATGTCTTCTGTATTACCAAAGAATACTTTTTCTACATATTGCATATTTTTTTCTCCTTCTTTTTTACCTTTTGCACTACAAGAAGCATGAAAGCAATACCAAGATATTTTATTTTCTGTTGTATCTATTGACAATGTATTATTACCATTACAAAATACACAATCCATTCTTGTCTGTGTTTCTGGTGGTATAGATAAACCTTTTATAACTTCTAACTGTTGACTATAATTCAATTTTTTATTTCCCAATAATAAATGTTTTCGTTGTATCTTTTTTCTTCTTTTTTCTTACTAGTATCAAAACTTTCTAAAGCAACAAAACTATTATACTCTACTTTAAATAAATTATTATTTAAGTATTCAATTATTTTTTCTTCAAGTTGTTCTTGACTTGGTTCTTGTTCGAATGGAATTATTGCGTTCAGTTCGTGCTGATATGCTACTATTCTTATTTTGTATATTTTCATTGTCTAATCCTTTATCATGATTTACTTTATTTGTCAAGTTGTTTTGTTTTTTTATTTCTTTGTAATACTTTGGGTGTCGCCACACGAATGTCATAATTTCCTCTCTTGTAATCATCATACCATTTTGTATCTCTATTCTCTTTGATACACCAGTCATAGTGGTTTTCTAAAATTTTTCTTATATTGTGTCCATATCTTATTATCATAGTTTACCTTTTCTTTCTTTTCTAGTTTTATATGGTAGCTTAAATGTTTTAGTAGTATAATTTTTTTTCTTGCTTGTCCACTCTACAAGAACTGACTTAGCATCACCAGCTTCAAATGCTTTCATTGCTTTCTTTAAACTTCTAGCTGCTATTGTTTTTATCTCATGACTTAAGCCATCTTCTGTTGTTCTTTCATATATAAATTTATAGTTTATCATCTTCTACCCTTTCTATGTTAGCTGATATTATTTTTCTTGTATTATTTGTAAAACAATTTTTGATACACGCATATCTTAAATCTTCTTGTAAATCTTTTACAAAAGACTCAGACGCAGTTATATCAAATGTTATATGCAATCTTATTTTTTTATCCATCATACCATCACTCCATTAATTATTTCATCTAACCATATCATATGTTCTGCAATGATAGGTAGATACATTTCCATTATAATTTGTATTACTTCTATTATTTCTTCTTTTGTCATTAATGCTCCTTGTAACTTACTTGTTTAACTTTACGACTCCAACAGGCACGGCAATCCTTACACTCACCATCTTGTTTGTAAGCAGGACATTCTCTACCTATTGCAGGTTTATCTTTGTGTACACCAGATGTCCACTTCCAAAACTTAGGTGGTGGGCTATCTACTTTAGTAGCTGATACACGCAAACATAAATTCTTTGGTACATCTTTTACATCTAGCTGACTTATCAACTGATATTCTCTTGTAGCTAACCAGTATCTTATATGTGGTGTAAGTTCACATACCTCGAATATCTTCATTAGGTGACCAAAAGATTGTATGTCTCCTGAGTCAAACCACCTATGATAACGCTTTGATTTATCTTTGTTTTTATACTTTATGGTAAGTAATTCTGACATATAGTCTACCCACTCTGGTTCTTTGATAGCCTCTAATCTAAACTTGTGAGCATCTTGAACTACCTCAAATACATAGCAACCTTTGTTAGCATAGCACTTGTTACATATCGTACCCTTTATCTTTGCTAGCTTGCTACCTGTCTTACAATCCTTAGCAGATATACCCCACGCATACGAGGGCATCTTACTAGGATTTGATAGTGTCCCTATCTTCTTCTCTATCTCTTTTGCTGTCAGCTTTTTCGATTGGTTCATAGTATCCTTTCTCTTTTAAATATTTGTATAAAGTTTTACAAGTCTTTGGTGTCTTGTCTCCTAATTTAAAGTTACCTATTACTGCTTTTGCAAATGATGTGTAACCTGTAACTCTAGGATTAGTCATTAGTATACCATGTTGTGCTTGCATTTTTAATGCACGAAGCAGCATATTTTGTTGTAATGTGTATCCATCTTCAAACACATATGTTCTTAAGTCTGTCATAGTTTTAACTCCAATCTTCTTATTGCGAATCTTAATTCATCTCTTGTAACTTCCATAGCTTGTTGTATAACACCTATCAATACTTTTTCTTCTGGTGTCCTTGTTCTTGGTTCTTTTATTGCTTTGTCTGTCATATTATTCTATTAAGTTGATTGCGTGTGTAGCACAATAATATTTTTTATTAAGTATTACGTCTGCTTTTGATTTACATTTATAACATACTTTCTTTCGTGTGTCAACGTGACTCGTATACTTTTCCTCAAAAGTATGATATGATAACCTGTCATTGCAGGGGGGGTTAGTATATACTATATAGGGCTTAGTTCGTATCACCATCTTGATCCCATCTCTTTCCCTTTAAATGTTCTAAATTTTCTTTTCTTTTTCTTTCTTTTTCTACTTTGTTAATAATTTTATATGCAATGATTGCACCTAGTAACAATGCACCCATATTATATATAAACATACCTAGTCCGTGATAAAATGTCATGATATTTCCTTCGGTTAAAAAAAAGGGCTAGGCGATCTCTCGCCTAACCACACTCCTTTCAGTTAATTTACTGAAGATACTTTCGATTGTTCATAAAGCAATCTAGCTTTAATCTTCTCATCTCTTGTATCTTTAGGCTTGCCAATGTTCATGATAGAATCTGCTGCATCATCAATAGATATAACTAAGTCCATACCTATCTTATCTGCAAGTATCGCAGGGTCTATCTGCCAGTTGATCTTCTCATGCTTGGCAAACTTTTCAACCTGTGAGAACTTAGTCATAGACTTAATGATCTCTTTAAATCTATTAGACTTAGCTACAACAGTTTGAATCCACTTGGTGTGCTTAAGAACT